GAAAAAGAAGCTAAAAAACTAGCAAAAAGAATTGATAAAAACATTAGATTTTCTGGTATTAACGGATGTTATGTAACCACTAACGAGGCATCTTGAAGTAATCCCCAAGCCCATCAAGCGCAATCCTTAACACGGTCACACCAGACTTCTCTGTGTGACCTTCTTTTTTAGCCCACTCGCTAGGCGAAGAGCCGACAATACACACCCAGCGCAGCACACTTGCCAGGTCACGTCCAACAAACTTGAGCGCCTCATTATATTGTATTTCCGCTTCCCCTGCCGTTTCACCTCCACGTTTACCACCATCGACTATGACCGCATCATAATTGCTCGTTAAACGCTGGAGCTTGCCTGATTTGTAAAACAAGGTGTAGAGCTTTTCACCAGCATCATATTGACGTTGTGTAAGCTGTTCACGCGACAACATACGGTCAAGCGGCGTTTGTTGGGTGATACGCAAACGCTTTTTACTGCCAAGCTTTTTAGACGTTCTTTCGTATCTTATTCCAGCCGTATGCTGTAGCCTCTCAGACGTACCAAAATCAGACTCCCTAGAGCGCTCATTGAGTGGCTTTTTACTCTTTGTCATGGTCACCCCTACCGCGATACCTAGAACGTGCCATATGAGCGCTCACAACGTCTCCCATAGTCTCTTTTTTCGGGTGTATCTGAAGCTCTCCAGAAAGCGCCGCATATCCGCATAAATCCACAAAGTTGTCAGCGTGATCAGAACCACGACTTCTAGCTATCTTTAGCAATGCCATCAGTGTAGCTACGTCGGCAGCGTTAACAGTTACACCAAGATAAGCACTCCAGAACTTTCCGATGAGTTTAAAGTTTTCACTGGCATCGCCATAAGTATCAGCTCGATCACCTGAGATAAGCTCTCCAGCGGTTTTAAGTATTTCATCGCGTCTCATTTGCCCACCTCGTAAAGCCACTGTGCATTGTTGTGTTTATATGAGTCTCTCTTTTGTTTTTCTTTTTTACGCACAAG